CAAGCGCAAGCCGGAGCCCTGATTGCACACTTGATGAACAAAGCCGGAATCTACTAAGGAGAAAACATGGCAACAGAGCAACTTAAATTCTTCCCAGCACCAAAATTCTTGGACCATATTAAATTTGAGACAGAAGACATGATGACGCAAAGTCCTGAAGGCGGCATTATTAACTACACCGTGGTTATCGAATACTCACCGGATTTGATTTGCGTTGATGGTGATTCGCTGAGTAACTATCTTCTCAACTTTGGCGAAGAAGGAATTCATGCAGAGGAGATTGCTCCGCTCTTAGTAAATGATTTGTTTGATGCACTTGATTGCAATTGGGTAGAAGTAAAGGTTATTGAAAAAAGTAAGTTAATTAAGACATCTATTGCATCAAAATCGCGCAGTATTGACATGAATGGTGCCTTTTCTCCCTCAAAACGAGACTAAATCACCGTTATTCTTTCATAACCAGAGTAGATTTATCACATGACAAAAGAACCCCGTAAACGAGGACGTAAGGTCGTAGGCATTGACGACCCTCGGGTTAAGCAATTGCTATCAGCATTGCAAGCGGGAAACTTCGTTGAAGATGCGTGTGACTTCGCTGGAATAGGCGTGTCAACAGTTTATCGATGGCTCGACAGAGGACTTCAAGAGGCAGAAAACATTGAAGCCGGGTCAAAGCCGAACAAACATGAACGTGTTTATTTAGAATTATGGGAGGCTATAAAAAGCGCTCGCGCTGAAGCAAAGGTTAGAAACGTAGCAATTATCCAGAGCGCGGCTAAGAACGGAACATGGCAGGCCGCGGCTTGGTGGTTGGAAAGAACAGCCCCTCAACAATACGGACGCAGATTAAGTGCAGAGATATCCGGAGAAGACGGCGGAGCAATTAAGGTTGTTACCGTTGGAGCATTGGAAGCAAAGATTGCGGCCTTGATGGGAGACGTGGATGAGTCAGTCGATTCAGAGATTCCTGACACTGCCAGCGCCTGAAAGAATTCGAATACTTAAATCACTTGAATTAGAAGAACGTCAACTCTTATCTACTTTTATTGATGAAAAGGTCGATAACAAATATGGCAAATGGCAAGACGACCCAGTTGGATTTGTTAGAGGCGCATTAGAAGAAACCGTATGGTCGAAGCAAAGAGAAATCCTCGAATCAGTTCGCGATAATAAAAGAACGATTGTTCCGGCCTGCCACGCACCGGGCAAATCACACATTGCGGCTCGAGCGATTGCTTGGTGGGTGTCAGTTCACCCGGTCGGTACTGCTCAGGTCGTAACAACAGCGACTACATATCGACAGGTTAGAAACGTTCTATGGCCTCACGTTCGCAGAGTTGCGGCCCGACATAAACTTCCCGGAGAAGTCTTCACAGTTGAATGGAAGATTGGCAACGAAATGGTTGCTTACGGATTCTCGGCAGGTAATCACGATGAGACAGCGGTACAGGGTGTTCACGCACCTCACTTGCTAGTCGTAGTTGATGAAGCCGGAGGTATCTCGCAAACTCTCGGTACCGCTCTCGAATCACTTATGACAGGTGGACACACTCGCCTCCTAGTATTGGGCAACCCACCGACAGACCAAGAAGGCTCTTGGTTCGAACGCGCTTGTTCATCTGATTTATACAACGTAATTCCGATTGGTGCTTACGATACGCCGAACTTCACAGGAGAAGACGCGGGAACATGTAAATCATGCCCGGCGAACATTCCACCGCATCCGGTCGCTACTCATTTAGTCGATGAAGATTGGGTAAACGATGTAGTTCGCGAATATGGCGAAGATTCAGCATTTGTTGAAGCCCGTGTTCACGCACGATTCCCGTCAGTGGTAGCAAATAAGGTAATTCCTCTTTCATGGATTGAAGCGAGCGCAGAACAGGTAGTTGACCCGGGACCAATTCAACTCGGAGTAGATATTGCGGCAGATGGCGGAGATGAATTTGTTATCGCATGGGCGGACGGAATGTCTTGCACCGTTCGACACAAATCAAGCGGTAAAGCAAATGCAAATGCCGTCGATGTAGCCGGGGTAATCCTTACTCAAATACTTGCGGCGGAGAAAGTTCACAAAGAAAGACAAATCCCTGAACCTGTTCGCGTCAAGATTGACTCGATTGGTGTGGGCTGGGGAGTTGCCTCAGTGCTAAAGACTTGGGGAAGTGAACAACGGCATAATTCCAAGATTGTTGCGGTCAACGTTGCAGAGCGAGCCAGAGACTCAAATCGTTTTTCAAATCAAAGAGCCGAAATGTGGTGGAATGCAAGAAATCTTTTGCAACCTAAGACCGAGGGAATGCAGGATGTCCGGTTAGATATCGACCACAGATGCGCGGCTCAAATGACTGGGCCAACTTATGCCAGCGATTCATCCGGAAGAATTAAAATCGAATCAAAGGCAGATATGCGGCGTCGAGGAATTCCGTCACCGGATAGAGCCGAAGCAATTTTGCTATGTCTTTATAATCCTCCGGGCTCAACTTCGTTTGACATGGCTTCACCGATATCTCTTATTCAAGATAATAAATGGGGCGGGCTTAGTTCTAACATTTAGCGTGTCGGTAATTGATTACTTGCATAACCAGAGTTAATGTTTTGACATGGGAAAGATAATTGAACTTGAAGAATGGTGTGCATTAGGAACAGATGCAACCGGATATTGGCGCGAGCAATTTCTATCTTCGCCAAATAAAAAAATAGCAACAAACCACCTTAAAGCATTGACCAAGAAAAGGCACATGTGTATTGTTTTGGCTATCGCCAAACGCGATGAACTGACGGAGTAAGTACCTTTCCTTCTCCTAGGGACGGGATTGGGCCACCTTTTACGCGGGGTGGCCCTTTTCTCGTATCCGGGCTCAATTTACGCTCATAATGTGACCAGCATCACACCCTTTACGCTCAACTCTTATTCAAATGAACTTGACCTAACACTAAACCCGGGTTTATAATAATGGTGTAGGGAAAGGGGTCAGAAATGAAGAAAGAAATCAGAATCGTTGAAGAAGGCGTCGGAGTCTGGGTCGTTTACAAAGGCCAAGAATGGCTCATCAAGTTCTACGACGAAAAGGGCAAGCAACAGGCTCAATGGTTCGTTCAAGATTATTTCGGATTGAAGGAGGTCGCTTAAATGGCACTTGACTACAAAGGCTTCGAATGGGGCAACAGAATCAGTTCTGACGAAGATTCTGTTGACAGATTTCTTCACGAAGGTTCAGTAATTCCACAAACTCCATCTGTTGGTGATTTACACAGCGCCGCTGAATGGTTAGCAACTTACGGTTCAGAAACAGCAGAAGATGCTCAGGGTTGGGCAAACGTAGTTGCGTTCTTAATCTTAACTGCTGAATCAAAGCAAAAGCGTTCTGCGGTCGCTGAAGCAAAGCGCAGATACGCAAAAGAAAAAGGTTTAAAAGTTTCCCAAGTCCGAATCAAGAAATAAGGAGGCAAAAATGAAATCAGTAAAAGAACAATTCAACGGGGCTCTTAAAGAAATCCGCCAAAATAAAATCAAGGCTCGTCGTAATGTGAGTTCATGTTGCCGAGGTTGCGTTGATTTAAAAGTTCAAGATGACCAAGCAATCATCTGGCACTTTGGCGGTCAAGGAAATCGTTTTGAGGTTGCAGAAGACGGGGCTTATGTTCCGGGCTGGGATGGAGATGAATTCGATGGAGTTTATTTCAACCACAATGCAATCGCAGGAACAGAAAACGCAAAGGTCGTAACAGATATCTTTGCAAAATACGGAATTGTAATCGACTGGGATGGTAGCGAGTCACAGTGCATCTGGGTTGATTTCAAGAAAACAGCACAAGGGTTCAAAATCGAACAAGCACAAATCTCAATCAACAGTCCAGAGGGGGTCTTAGTATGACAATCGAAAAATATCGTCCTTTTGATGAGGACCAACTACTTGCTCAAATAGGCAAGCAAAATATCTTTGCTATCTCAGGTGGTCGGGTTGAAATCTGGCGCACGAATGATGGCAAAGCCGCTCGAACAGTCACACTTCCAGTTTCAAACGGATACAGCGTTGAGATTTATCTTGCTTGGGACGACACATGGACAGTGACTCGACAGTTCAAGCGCAAGGGTCAATACAGCAACAAAGGAACACTTGAAGGAATCTATCCAGAAAACATCGGCGAGGTTGCTTACCGAGCATCTTGCTTCCGCTCCTACGAATTCGGAAAGAAGGTTGCATAATGACAAATCAAATCGTAGAAACAACCACAGTTAACAAGGAAGACCGCAAAATCACAACTAAATACACAACCGGGGCCTATCGGGTCTCAGTGAGTACGACTTATTACGCAAGCCGCAAGAGTTACATCTCAACAGTTCGTGAATCCCGTCTTGAGTTTCATGGGGATTACGTGACAGAGATTAGCCAATTGAATATCGGGTTCGGGGAAAAACGTCCAGAGGACGATTACAACGAAACAATTCAAGCGGTCAAGGTAGAGCGCTACAACTTCAAAGACATCCAGAAGTATCACGCGCAGGCGGTTGAAGAAGCCGCTGAAACCAAAATCGTTACTCAATTGCTTATTAAAGGCAAGACAAACTCAGAAATCCACGGAAAGGCGGCGGCATAAATGGCAATTAAAAAGATAGTGGTCCCGGCTGACAAGATTCAGGTCGGTCACGTTGTTGACAATCGAAACGCAACAAATCCAATTGAGGTTCTACGGGTCAATGCTTGGTCTGACCACGGAAAAGTTAAATATCAGATTGAACTTGGCAGAAATGGCGAGGTTGATTTTGAGGTCGAACTAAATAAAGAGAACTCGCTGACCTATACGGTCGTTGACAATTCACCTGAATAGGCTTTACACTAAACCTAGGTTGATAACAAAGGAGGCAAAATGTCAAAGCAAGTAATAACTGCAAATGACACAGTTAATTTTGCAGAGCCAAAAAGCAACGTTAAATGGGACGACAAGTATTGCGTTCAATGCGGTCGCAAATGCGGTGCCAATCCTTGGTACGTCGAAGTTATCAATGGCGGTTCAAACATCCGCTTACAAAATGGCAAGCCTGCCGAGACAGACCCGGATTATGAAGCCGCTGGTTACATGGGCTGGTGGCCTGTTGGTAATGAATGCGCAAAAGCATTCGCGCCAAATCTTTTATTCAAATGGACAAAGGAGGAATCAGCATGAAATGTCCCAAATGCGGAACAGAGCCGCATACACCAATTCAAATCAAACGCGCTGGTATGTGCAGATGGTGCGAAAAACAAAAGGAGTCAAAATGAAGATGGATAGAAAGTACGTTTATCGCCGGAGGGCAGTTTTTGCAATCTTGGTCTTCCTGCTAACAGCGCTATTCACCTACGCGACCCGGGACGTGTGCTACGTCGGATACGGGGAGCCGGGGACACATCTGGGCTACGGGTCCTGCATGAACATGATTGATAACGTCATAGAGCAGGGGCGCTGAAATGACCGCTATCGGCCTCCTAGGGCTCGCAACGGGTCTATTTGCCCTGCTCATCTGGGTAATCGATTATGACGCTCGACACGGATGGAAAGATATCCACGACTCTTGTTTAAATGAATTTGACAATTGACTAAACCCGGGTTTACAATTAGAGCGTAAGGCCGGATAGGCAAAAACCACGAAGGAGGCAAAAATGTCAAAGAACATCAAAATCACTTGGAAGGCTTTTGGCGATAAGCCAGAGATTGGTCGTTTCGTTTCATCAGTGGAGTTTGAACTTGGTTCAATCACTGGTCAGAACATCAACGAAATCGCTGATGTAAACATCTGCGAATGGATTTACAAAGATACAAACACTTACAGCGGTTTAATCTGGAACCAGATTGAGAAGAAGTTATCTGCAACTCGCACTCACACTTCAATTTCAGTCGGTGACGAAATCGAAATCAACGGTCAGGTTTACATCTGCGCTGACTTTGGATTCGAAAAGATTGAAGACGTTGAAATCAAGAAGTTCGGTGATTCAGTCTTCTCAGTTAGCAAAAAGGAGGTGGCGTAATGAACACAAAAATTCAAGGCCTTGAGGTCATAGAGCGCGATACTAAGCGCGGTTCCGCTGAGTACACATATAAGGGTGTTCGAATCTCAAAGTACACCCAAGAGACCGGACACAAAACACGAATTCGCGGAGGTTATAGCCGCGCTGGTGTTAAGTTCACATTCAAGGTCAACACTTACCGAGTGCGAGCAACAGTTCAAACCGGATACATCATTTCAAAAGCCTACACATTAAAAGAAACAATTTCTGACATCGACAGATGGTTAGCATACGAAAACTCAGCAGTTGAAAATGGTCGAATAATTTCAGGTGTGAGTGACAGAGAAACTCTTATAGCCGAAGGGAAGATAATCGCATGAACCTACATCAAGCAAAGCAAATCGTTGGCAACCAACCAAGTTGGGCCTTGAAAAATATGGTTAAAGCCCTCAAGATGCTTCCAGCGCTTAACACAGCCGAGGATGAAATTCGGTTAGAAGCGGCAAAGGTAGTTCTCAAAAGTCGAAAGGGAAAATAATGTCAAAGACCACTGAAGAATTATTTGCCCAATTGATTTCTGAATCGACCGTTGAACTTCACCCGGACCTCCAGCCTTATCTTGAAGATGGCGTTCTAGGTCCGCAATTGCGTCACCCGCTTGTTTATGCCGTGCCGCTATGGACAAAGGCTCATGCAAATTACATGTACGAGCAAAAGAAAAGAGATTTGGAAAAGGCGATTGCTGAAAAAAAGTACAGCCAAATCATTTTCTTGCATGAACGTCCTTATCGCTTAGAAGCCTTTACTCAAATAACTAAGGAATTGCCGGATGCCAAATACTGGTCGCTACTTGCATCAGTGTGGACCGATACAGAAAACGGATGGCAGAACCTTCCAACATGGCGAGCGCTATTTTGGTCAAAGCGCCCGGGCCGCGAAAACTTAATGGATGCAAATGAGCGCTTCACACTTCAAAATCTTCCGGAGATAGTTGAAATCTATCGAGGTTGCACAAGCGGATTAAACGAAGATGGAATCTCATGGACACTAAACCGCGATAAAGCAGAATTCTTTGCTAATCGATTTGGCAATGGCGGAATTGTTCTTTCTAAACAAATAAACAAGAGCGACATAATCGCAGTGTTTAATGGTCGGGGAGAATCAGAAATTATTGCAAACCAATAGCAATTTTTATTAAATCGTTAATCGTTATTGTGAATCCTTTTGTTGAATTCTCTGGTCGATTCATTTCACGTCGGATTCCATAAAGCGTAATTGCTTTGCGAATTGAATCGGTTGGAATTGTGAGTACGATGCTTTCCAAAACAAATGACCAGTGACTTGCCTTGGTGCTAGTGATGCCGGATGGATACCACTGACCTAAATCGTCTGACCAGCATTCAGTTTCGATGTAGATATTCCCGGTCTCTTTCCAGCGCCTATCGCGTTTGACCTCGACCTGCTCAACAGGAGCCGTCAACAGCGCGTTGACTAAGACTTCACCCTCTTGCCCAAATCGAAGGTCTATATCCCAGTCAGAACGGCTCATAAAGGCAAGCCTAGGCCCGGGCTCCGACAAATCTGCGTCTAAATATATGATGTGAGGTAAATCACATAACCTAAGCATGATTCTTATTCAAATGAGTTTGACATGATACTAAACCCGGGTTTATACTAGAGCCGTAGGGACAGGGAGTTCCTAGGACGGAGGACCAAGATGACTCAGGTAATCGAAAAGAAAAAGGCACTTACAAAGTCTCAGTGCAAAGCGATTTATCGTGAAGCATACGAAGCAGGGTTAAACGCTGGCAAAGATGCCGATACTCCAAAGTTTATTGTTGGAGATGCAATTGGTCTCAGCGACGAAATTGATTTCAGCAAGAAGACTTACATCCTTGATGGTCTTTGCGGGTTTGCTTGGGTCAACATTTCTCCAGCGCGAGGAGCATTCGTTAACTGGTTGAAGGCTCAGGAAATCGGTAGCAAGGGTTACTACGGCGGATACGAAATCTGGGTTCGAGAGTTCGGACAGAGCGTGGACCGCAAGGCGGCGTTTGCCGGAGCGTTCGCTCAAGTGCTTAACAAATACGGAATCAGCGCTTACGGCGCGAGCCGCTTGGACTAAGGGGGTAACGAAATGACATTCACACCAGTTCAACGCAGAGGAATTTGTCTAGCGTTCAAAGGTCGGTGCGTCAGTTGTCTGAAAGCAAGCCATTATCTATGGAATGCGTCAGGGTTCGCACTAACCGACGAATCAACCAGTGATGGCTTTTGCCACTCTTGCTGGAACTATTAGAAAGGAAATCAAATGACAAAAGTAATTGACGCAAGAGGATTTGAGATTCAAGAACTAGGTTTCGGCGTGGTCATCTATGAAGATATCGCCGGATATGCAGTCGTCAAGGTTGACGGCAAAGTAAAGAAGCGCTTCACAAATAAAAAAGAAAATGCTTGGGCGGATGCTTACAGATTCGCTTCAGATATCTTCTTCGAAAAGCAAAGGGGGGCTTAGTAATGACAACAGCAACAATTGAAAAAGTAATTCCAAAGGTCGGGGACATTCTTTACTCCTCATGGGGCTATGACCAGACCAACATCGAATTCTTCAAGGTCGTAAAGACCAGCGAATTCTCAGTGTGGATTCAAAAGGTCGGCTCAGAAGTAGTCGCGATTACTGGATGGGCGCACCAAGATGTCGTCCCAACCGATTCCTCAACCTATGAGGTCAAGAACTGGGATGCGCCGGGCTACAGCACCAACGTTTATCCAATTAGGCGCCACAAAATCCAGTGGTCCTCATTCTCAGGATACGGCGTGAGCCTTAACTCCTATGCGGCGGCCTTCTTATGGGACGGTAAGCCAAAGGGTCAAAGTCAGACCTGCTAATCAAATGAACTTGACAGTAAACCTAACTTGGGTTTACTGTTCAGGTAAGTAAATCAACCACGAAGGAGAAAAAAATATGGCACATAATCTCGAAATCGTAAATGGCGAAGGTGCGTTTTATTCCTATCGTCAGCCCGCATGGCACGCACTTGGCACAGTTTGCGAGGATGCAAAGAATGCTCAAGAAGCGCTTGAAATCGCAAAACTAGATTGGACCGTTGAGAAGTATCCAATTTTTGCAACAGGTCCTGATGGCGTTCAACTTCAGATTGAAGATAAGTTCGCAACAGGTCGCGTTCACAAAGAACTTGGATTTGGAACTCTTGGCGTCGTTGGTAATTATTACGAGCCCGTCCAAAACATCGACGCTTTCTCATTCTGCGACAACATCGCATTCGAAGGCGGATTCGGATTTGAAACTGCTGGGTCCTTAGATGGTGGGCGCCGCACTTTCCTATCTATGCAAATGCCGGAAGCCATTGAACTAGCCGGAGGTCGCGACATCGTTAATCTTTATTTGATGATTGTGAACTCACATGATGGCACTTCACCACTAACAGCGGCAGTAACTCCGGTTCGCCCGGTCTGCGCTAACACAGTTAAGTTCGCTCTTGATAAAGCGGTCTCAACTTACAAAGTTCGCCACACAAAGAATGCTCAAGGTAAGGTCGAAGAAGCAAAGGCCGCTCTTGGCATGACACTCAAGTACAAGGATGAATTCAACGTTCTTGCTAATCGCTTGATTGATACTGAAATGAATAAGAGCGAGTTTATTAATTACGTCCGACAGGTTCTCCCGGTAGCACCTGAAGATAATGAAATAAACAAGCGCACATTGGAAATCTGGAACAACAAGTTCGACGATATTGTGAAGTTGTGGGATGCACCTACACAGGACAACATTCGCGGAACTGCATGGGCCGGATATAACGCAGTTGTTGAGTACGCCGATTGGATTTCAGTAATCCGCGGTAAGGATGAAGCGCAACGTCGAGGACAGCGCATCATTGAAGGTACAAACAATTCGCTGAAGGATAAGGCGCTCGCGCTACTTGTTTGATAGGTTGGGGCTCGGGTAACTCCGAGCCCCTCTCCATACCACGAAGGAGGAAAGATGGTGCAAGATACATTGGACTTCTCCCCAAAGCCCGAAATAATTCACTGCCCTTGTTGCATCGCAAATAAGGCCGCTAGGAGGCCCGTAGAAGCGAATGTAATTCGGATAGGTAAGAACAGTCCAAGGACTTCTAGGGACGCGGCTAAGGCCGTTTTACCTCGGTCCGGAACTAAAAGAGCCCGAGTATTTGACCTCATCGCGGGCGCGGGCGAGCGCGGGCTATGTGACCACGAAATCGAATCGCTGACCGGGTGGTTGCATCAATCGGCTTCATCGATTAGAAATAGCCTGATGAATGACGGCTGGATTAAAGATTCAGGATTGCGTCGCAAGACACCTCAAGGGAATGGAGCGATTGCATGGGTGAAGGCATAACCACAATTAAGTTTCTAAAAGATTCTGAAGGCACTATTCTTGTCAAGATTAAAGAAGACCACAAAGGTCGAGTTGTTGACGTGATTACTTATAACGACGCAAAAGAACAGCGCTGGGAAATCATTGAAACAAAAACCGAATATGACGTATGGGGCAAAAAATGAGTTTGTTGAACAAATTAATTCCTAAATGGATTTTTGAGATTTATCCGCTATGGCGAACTTATAAATGTCCGCATTGCTATGGAGTCTTTCAAGTCAAGGGAATAACATCAGAGGATTACGAATGTTTCTGGTGTGAAGGTGTTTACATGACGGAGCAAACTATCGAAGGGAAAACAAAATGATGCTATGGATACTTGGAGTCTTTTGCGGTTTTATTGCAGGGGGCTCATTAATGCTATGGCTCTGGCACGTTGATGCACAAAATGCAAGACGATTCAGAGACATAACAGAAACAGGCGGATGCCCGGCATTTAGGGGGAGTGATGATTAAGCAAGTTCAAATAGGTAAGAGATATCTAATGGTTGGCGGCAACCTGCAAAGTTTTTCAGTTGGCTTTACGCTCGACAAATACGGCCTTGCTGTAAACCTAGGTTTTATATGGATTGCGTTTGAATTGTAATGCCCGTTAAATATCTATTAACAAACGGCAACAGAGAACTTAGGGCTGACGGGATATTCACATGGACCCTTCCCGCGCTCGCGGCTAAATTGTCAACGGGTAAAAATATGTTGGTCTGCCCTAGCGCTGGAGTATGCGCTCAATTGTGCTACGCCCGGTCCGGCACCTATAACTTTTCCAATGTCAAGAAGGCCCATACACGAAATTTAGAGTTAATCGTGGATGACGCTGAAGGCTGGAAGAATCAATTGACGAATGAACTAAAAGCCAAAAGATATCAGGGTGGCAAATCAGTTCGAATCCACGATTCAGGTGATTTCTTTACAGAGCAGTATTTTCTCTTATGGTTAGATATCGCAAAAGAGAATCCACACGTGTTTTTTTATGCTTATACAAAAGAAGTCGCTATGGTCAAGAAGCATGAATTGCCGGATAATTTTGTGATTATCTTTTCAATGGGCGGAACTCAGGACCATTTGGTGGATAAGGAAAAGGACCGTCACGCGGATGTCTTTCCATCTATCGAAGCCCTCGAGGAAGCCGGGTATTCAGACCAAGAGGAATCCGACCTATTAGCCGCAACTTTACCTACGACCAAGATTGGGATTGTTGTAAATAACATCCCTCATCTCAAGAAAAAGCAGGGCCAAGAGACATTTGGTACGCTTCAGGCGGCATTAACCTAAGTTTAGACACGCCGTAAGACTAAACACGGGTATTGATATTCGTGTTACCATTTATTTCCAAGGAGGTAAGGCTATGTCTATTTATTCAGCAACAGCACTACCGTCACTCGACTTACTTGGTGGCGTGGAAACTATTCAACGCATTTTAAAACCACACACAGAGATTACAAAGATTGCATGGGACGAACATAACTCCCGTACAGTTGCAGTTCTCAAAACTCAAGGTTCTCATAATGCAGTTGAAGTAATTGCAGACGCAATGAAAGTATTTGATGCACCTTTACTTGAATGCCGTTCACTTGCACATGCAGTCGTACACGCAAAAGCGCTTGCTCATTCGAATAACCTTGTAGATTTTGAGGGTTTTGATTCAGAAGACCCGTATCGTCTATAATTTTTGCTGTAACCTTTTAGCACCCAAGTAACAGTCGTCTAAGCCATAGGCGGTAGAAAGACCTTCAACCCGAAGGCATCTTAACCTTTACAAAAACCACGTTAGGTAAAGGCTAAGAAACTGCGTCGATAGGTGAACGGTGAATATAAAAAAATATGAACACCTCATTGTTATTGGAATCGTATCCGCGATAATCGGAGCCGGAGTCGGCGGTTATTTAACCCCGCATCCAGCAATTCCTGAAAAACCCATTGTTAAAAAAGTTGAACCGCAAGGTCTAACTCCCGAAAGCGCTCGCAAACTTGCTTTCTCGAAGTTAGATGATTACGGCTGGACTAAAACTCAGTGGACATGCCTCAATCAAATGTGGGGCAAAGAATCGGCTTGGAATTACAAATCTTCTTCGGTTACGAAGGACCACGGAATTCCTCAACGCCACATGGCAAGTAACACCAAGGCTGAAATCCACGCATTTCAGACAGACCCCGTTGCACAAATAAACTGGGGACTCAAATATATTAAAACTCGTTACTCCAGTCCCTGCCGGGCTTGGAAATTCTGGCAGGCCAATCACTGGTATTGAACCGGGCTTAAGTTAGACTCCCATTATGACAACAATCGTGGCTATCCAATATGCGGATGGTGTCCTAATGGGGTCTGACAGCCTTGTTACAGCCGAAAGAAAATATAACCACCCTAGGATGGCAAAGATAACGACTACGGGTCCTTATCTAATCGGTGGAAGCGGTGAAGTAGCGGCTTGCGACATTGTTCAACATATTTGGGAACCTCCAATCCCCACACTTGCAGATAAAAAAGACCTTTATCATTTTATGATTGCCTTCGTTATTCCCTCAATGAAGAAATGTTTCAAAGAAAACGAATACAAGTGGGATGCGGAAGACGACGAAACTAAATTTGCTTTTCTTCTTGCTGTTGATGGTGAGGTATTTGAGATTTCAGATGATTTATCTGTTTGCCTAGATGCCGCCGGATTCTACGGAATAGGCTCAGGTTCTTCTTTAGCCCTAGGAGCGTTAAAAGCAAAAGCGGAGATGGCAGAGGCTTTGCAGATAGCCGCAGATTTAGACCCGTACACCGCGCCACCTTTTATTTATGAGAAGCAATTGAAGAAGATTCCAGTAAAAAAGGTTGTAAAATAAGTTCATGGCAATTCCATTTGTGACACACGATGTTGCTCGTTCTATCTATGAATATGCGGGGACAGACGGACTTCCACCTTTTGAAGACCTGCCACCTACAGTTCAAATCTCTTATATTGAAGAAGCCGAAGCCGCACTAAAATCTGTTTGCAAACATATTAACTTTTTATCAACTCAAGTTGAATACAGCCCCAACCAACCTATGATTATGGCAATAATGAAAGCCATATCAGATACGTTGCAACCGCACAATGGCTGATTCAAAAGTTTATCGTTGTAAGTGTGGCGAGTGGCTTTATGGCGATAATGAATGTACGGTCTGCGACATCTTAGATAAGATTCAAAAACCGAAAAAGTCCAAGGACTAAAGTACCCTTAGACCTAAGCAAGAGGGGTAGATGATGGACAACGAATCGGACGAAAAACTAGAAGCAGTAAATAAAGCCGTTCAGGACTTATCCACCCTTCTTGCCCCTAAAGGTGCTTTGTGTACCACTTGGATATTAATTACCGAATGGGTGGACACTGACGGTAATTTCTGGTTTAGTTCTCATGCCGAACCGGACCAACCCGTTTGGCGTCAATCAGGAATGCTCGACCACGCGAAGTCATACATGATTCAAAAACATTACGAAGGTGTAATTAATGATGACGACAACTAGCGTGGGTTATTTAATTGAGTAAAGCCCCCAAATATCCAAAAACAATTGGCTCGGAGCCTTGTGCTACAACTGACCCTGAGATATGGTTTCCGGAACGCTCCAATCAATACTTGAAGGTTATGGCAATTGCTAAAAGTCTTTGTCAGACCTGTCCGATAATGTATGAATGCGCTGAATATGCAATTCACACAGATGTTGAAGGTGTATGGGGCGGAACAAACGAGAAGGAACGCAGAGCGATTCAACAAGCAAAAAAGATTGAAGTCTTTCGATTCGTAAAGATGACATCTCAGATGCTTGACCAAATGGCGGCATCAAGCCGAAACTGACGAAAGGCAGAATATGTCAACCCAAGTAACGTTAATAGGAAATCTAGTATCAGACCCGGAATTAAAATTCACACAGCAAGGCAAAGCGCTTGTTAAATTCACAGTAGTAACCGCAGACCGTTATAAAAATGCAGACGGAGTATGGGAAGACCGAAATACAACATTCTGGAATTGTGTTGCATGGGACCAACTTGCAGAACATGTAGCAGATTCACTTGCTAAGGGTGACAAAGCAATTGTCAATGGTAAGTCTTATCAGAAATCATGGGAAGATGAGAAGACCGGAGAGAAGCGCTCGCGCACCGAAGTAGAAGCAAAAGAAGTAGGCGCCGCATTAAGTCGAGCAACGGCCCGCATAACAAGATTGCAAAACAAATCCGCTGTAACTTCAACAGCACCCGTAAACAATGACCCTTGGGCGGTAACACCAAAAGAAAATGACCCTTGGAATACGCCATTTGCCAACTCGGAAGACATTCCCCCGTTTTAAGAATTGACTAAGTGTATGCTTATTCAATTATGGATGTATCTGCCGAAACCTCAATCACGCCGCTTGTTGACTCGGCTATCAGACTAAACGAGGTTTATAAATCTTTACTAAAAGGCGGATTTACGGCAGACGAGGCATTATCCTTGATTGCTAAAATGACCAAGGCAACAGATTAGGAATTTAAATGGCAAAACCTGATTTAAACGAGTTAGGCACCTCCGGCTTACGCCGCTCGGGTGGATTTGTCCATGAGGAATTTCTTAATCAACTTCGCGGGCGCAGGGGCTTCCTTGTCTATCGAGAGATGGCAGATAACGACCCGGTAATTGGCTCAATCCTTTACGCAATTGAAAAAGTAGTTCTTCGTCTTGAATGGCGCATTGACCCATTTGATGATTCACCCGAAGCAGAAGAAATTAGAAACTTTATTGATGAGTGCATGGAAGACATGTCAGATTCATGGGACCAAACTCTTGCCTCAATTCTTTCTATGCTCGTCTATGGTTTCTCTTTCCACGAAATTGTTTACAAGATTCGCAAGGGTGATTCAAAAGACCCTAAGTACAATTCAAAACATGTTGACGGAAAAATTGGATGGCGTAAGTTTGCTATTCGCTCTCAAGAATCATTAAACAATTGGATGATGGACCAAGAAGGCGGAATTCAGGGCTATCGTCAAATTGACCCAGCAGGCGGCGGCTTCCGTGAAATCCCTATTGACAAAGGTTTGCTATTCCGTACTAACGTGAATAAGAACAATCCTGAAGGACGTTCATTACTTCGTAACTGTTTCCGTCCTTGGTACTACAAGCGCCGTATTGAAGAAATTGAAGCAATTGGTATCGAGCGCGATTTGGCAGGATTACCTGTTGCAAAAGTTCCACCTGAGTATTTATCTTCTGGAGCAACTGCGGCACAACAATCTGTATTGGCTGAGATTACTCAAATTGTTCAGAACATTAAACGAAATGAACAAGAGGGCGTTATCTTCCCTATGATGTATGACGAAAACGGAAAAGAAATGTTCTCACTTGAACTTCTTTCATCCGGCGGCTCACGTCAGTTTGATACAGACAAGGTAATTCAGCGTTACGACCAGCGCATTTCAATGTCGGTTCTATCTGACTTTATTTTACTTGGTCACGAAAAGGTTGGCTCATTTGCGCTTGGTTCACAAAAGATGGACCTATGGACAATGAGCGTTGAGGCTATTGCAAAGTCAATTGCTGAAGTTATGAATCAATATGCTATTCCTAGACTCCTTAAGTTAAACGGAATGAATACAGAACTATGTCCTTTCCTAACCTATGGTGAAGTTTCTTCAGTTGATTTGAACGAACTCAGCAACTTCGTACAAAAACTTATTGGCGCAGGCGCATTAACTCCTGATGCGGATTTAGAGGCTTATCTTCGTGAACAGGCATCATTGCCTCCAGCGGAGAACATGGTGGAATAAATGCCTTTTGTATTTAAAGCAAAGGATGATTCTAAAGATAACTCTCAACCTCCGTTAACTCCGGATGAAAAAGAAGTTGTTCAGATAATTAACAGTGCCACTTCAGATTTAAGTAACGCTTCAGTTAGTAGTGCGGTTCAAGCCGCTATCAGTACGGGCAACATTGAGCAGGTTGTTAATACTTTTCCTTGGGAAGCAACCGCTTTTACTTTAAGTCAGACCGTCTCCGCTTTTAAACGAGCAATAAAAGGCGGAATAGGAAACGGATTTCCTAAAACCGGGTTTGTCGGACGATTTGATTACACAGACCCGCGTTCAACTGAATACGCTTTGCAACAGTCAGCAAGATTAGTTACAAATATGACCGGACAGATGAAAGACCAAGTAAGAGCAATCGTAGGCCGAGCCTTTGAAGAAAAAATTCCTGTTTACGATACCGCTAGAGAACTTCGTTCTGTTATTAATTTGACTAAGCGTCAAGAAGTAACTCTCAGTAAATTTGTGGACCTCAATCGCGCTCGCTTGATGGAGGAAGGTTTATCTGGTCGCAAACTTGAAACCAAATTGAATGAACTTGTTGACCGCCAATATAAAAAAATGATTTCTCAACGGTCTAAAGTTATTGCCCGCAATGAAATTCTTCAGGCTGAGAACGCCGGACGCATGTTGGGATTCGAACAAAGCGTCGAGCAAGGGTGGGCAAGCCCGGTATCAATGAAACGA